GTACACCCTTCTATGCTAGTAGCACGTAATGATAAAAAGAAAAATAGAACTGTAGGTGGAAGTATAACTAATGTATTTGGACAGGCTATAGAATACCTATCAGATGAGTCTGCAGAAAAGGCTATGAAAAACTTTGAGAAATCTACTGGTAAAAAACTAGGTATAGATTACACTGCCTTTGCCCTTTCGGAAAACTTTATCAAAAGAACTAGTACTGCTGGTAGTATTCTCTGGACACCTTCCCAGATTAGTAGGCTTGAAAGAGCAAAGATTAATTCGGAAGATGCTGCAGATATATTAGGTAATAAAAGAGCAAAGCCTGAAGAACTTCCTGCACGTTTTCAATATACAATGTCTGTTTATAAAAGACTTCTTACCTCTCACTTATCTACAACTGGTGCTAACTTAAAAGGTTTTGCACAGCTTGTTAGTATAAATACGGCTGCTGACTTTTTTACTGCTGCTGTAAATATGACACAAGGAGCTACATATAAATATATTAGGGGTGATGAAGAAAAGGCATTAAAGTTTTACAATAGAGCCTATGGTTCTGCTTTAGGTGCTGTTCGTAGGGGTGCTGATTTGTTTTCTCCAGACATACTAATGGAGACTGCAGATGCAGTGCTTTCTACTACTCCTGAAATAACAGCAAAACTGTTTAGGGATGTAGCTGGTGATGGTGGTGTTAGAGATGCTATAGCTGACTTTAATTTAGATAAAGTTACTAAGGGTGAAAAACTTGTATGGGGTTCTATTGATGCCGTTACTAAGGGTGCTCAGACCTTATCTGGTGTTAGGTTACAAGATGATATTACCAAACGAATTGCATTTGGCTCTAACGTAAATCAAGCTATTATGAGAGCCTATGGTGTACAACCAGAAGTATTCTTTGCAAGAATAGATGCTGCACTTGAAATGGCTTCAGATAAGTTTAAAGAAGAAGTCCTAGAAAAAGCAGTCTTCCGTACTATGCGAGAAACTGCATCAGTAAATTGGTCAACTCTTCCAGGAAGAGAGGGTTTATCCTCTGCTAGAACATGGGCAAATGGGCTTGAGTATTTTACAAATAAGACACCTGGTGGTTTTATAATTCCTTTTGGTAGTTTTTTAAACACTACTATTGCAACTATGTCTGACTTAACTGGTATAAATGCAATGCGGTTTGCAATTAAAAATGTCACAGGTCAAGAGTTAGATTTTGCAACCCGTGAGGGTGCAGATGCATTAGGAAAAATGGCTGCTGGTTGGTCTATTATAGGCATTGGTGTCTACGGTCTTCCAGGAATTAGTGGTGGTGCAAAAGAAAGAATAGAAAATAATTTAGCTTATAACCAAGAATTAAAAGATGATGGTTCTATTGAAGACAAGAAGTATGACTGGCCTGGCTCTACTATTCGTCTGATGTCACAAATCAGTGCTCACGCTTTAGGGGATGGAGAGAGTGTATCTGATATGTCTTGGGATAATATACCTTCAGACCTACTATCTGAGCTTGCTTTACAGGTAGGTGGACAGTCTATAAGAGACTTAGATAAGTTTGGACAATCCTTAGTTTATGCTGCTGAACAATTAGGCGATAAAAACCTTCAGCCACTACAAGGACTAGTAGGGGCCGCTATCGAAAGGGCTGTGCAGGGAGCTACAAGACCACTTGATCCAATTAATCAAGTGTGGGGTTTAGTTTCTGATGGTAATATGAACCCTGATTTGAGACAGGGTGGCTTTATGCAAGGTGAAATACTACGCTACATAAATAATATTACAGACTCAATAGGTGGAGGAAGTAGTCTACCTAAAAAAGCTACTCCTACAAGGGGTGTTTTAAAGACTAAAGATATAGGAAAACAAGTACTTGGTGTAAGGGGTCTTAGTACTCCTAACTTAATTGAACAAATGATGAATGCTGCAGGTAAACCCTACTGGAAAGCCATACGTTTTGATGGACCCCCAGAGATAAAAAATAAAATGGACGCTGTAGCTTCTCCGTTCTTTGAAGCAATAGCTATTAAATACTTAAGGAATAACCCAGATTATTTTAAAAAACCACAGAGAGAAAAGGAAGAAATTTTAGATAGAATCTCTAAAGAAGTAAGAGCTGGTGTTATGGAAGTGGTAGAAAAGGGTATGCCACGAAGTATAAATTTAGTTAGGGTTCTTTCTCGTGAAAACAAAAAAGAGGTACAGAAAGTTATGGAATTTTTAAATATAGAGGAAAGTTTAGAAGAACTCTTAAAGAAAGATGACGGACTTCAAACATTACTAAAGATAAAAACTCTCCTAGATAATTACGATGATATATTCTTTGGTGATATAAAATAAAAAGGAGACTAATTACAGCCCCCTTTAGTTTACTAATCATCGTTTAACATAAAGTCAGCCCACTCATAAGCCTCACGTTTTAAATCAGCCTTGTGCATAGAACTGGGGGATCTTGAAATCAAAGCAGCCATCGCTTGACCAGCTAGATATCTACGAGATGTCAATGGCTTGTCTTTTAGCGGTGGCTTTATCTTTTTCTGAGTATACTTTTTAGCCTCTTCTTCAAGACTGTTTATTTTTTTTATTCTGTTCATATACCTTAACTCTCTCAAGGTTTAAGAAGTAGGCTTTGTTAAAGCCCATCTCCCATTCCCTGTTATCTTTAGTTTGGGCTTGGTATGGATTACCAAGTTTACCAGCCTTGAAAGCTACTCTACCTTGTTCGTAAGGTTTCACCTATGCTTCTCCTTCATTGCTTCTAGCATCTTGTTTAAATACCACTGTGCTTTTTCCATGTCTTGAACAGGATTACCTTTGTAACCATGTCGATGTTGATACTTAATCATATTCCCCTGGCAGTATGATATAAAACCATCTAGTGTTAGCACCTGCTTAATATAGTCAATACACTCAACACCACCCCCTAGATTGTAGTGTGCAGGTTTATTAACTGCATCATAGCTTAATATATCCCCAAGGTCAAGTGTTGTTTCTCCAGTAATTGTTATTGTATCTATATTGTCCATAGTAGTCTCCTTATGCTATTTTAATTAGTTCTGCTTCAGTGTATGGTATATGGTAAAAGGTTTCTCCATCTGGTATCCTTGGACCAAAGGCTTTCTTTAGTGCTCCCTCTGTCATCTGAGTACCGTTTACTTTCCATGCCTTGTCATAGTGTCTGTTGAGGACGTAGAAGTTTAGGTTGTCCACTTGATCTTTATACTTCTCTACTAGTCTCTTCTTCCTTCCTGGAATACGTAACTCTCTCCAGTGAGGGGGCCAGTCATTATCCCACTGACCCTTACGTTCTACCTCACTAAAATAGATTACATTATCTTTCTCAGAGGTTACATCTGCGTAGTAGTCTTCCTCTGAGTTTATTATTGTATGCCCCTCTGCCTCTAAGTGTTTGATGAGAGCTTGCTTAGAAGGTTCGTCTACTCTGTCATATACTTCTTTTCTAAAAGGTCTTGTGTAAGTATTCATGTTAAGCTCCTATATCTACGATTTCACATACGTCACCAGAACAGGCTAGGGTTTGACTACCTGCAGTGTTGTCCTCTTCTTCATACACTGAAAGCTTACTCCAGTCAATAGCCTTTGGCATCATCTCCATCATACTCTGATAGCTATGAGTAAGTATTTTATCAGTAGGGCCATTTTCATCACGCACATATTTAATTTCAGTTTTATGACATTCCTGATATGGAGCTTGCTGATAGGTGTGATCATCAAAAGGTAGGAAACTGACACCAGACATCTCATCAAAGTGATTGTATACAAACGCACCTACCTCAAACCACTCTGACTTTTTAACATTGATAGTAACACTAGGCTTGTGTTCGCACCAATATCGCTGGTAAGCTAACCACATCTCTAGCTGTTCAGTAGCTGACATATTAGCAGTAACTACTGCACCATCTGGAGCTTTCATTGGAAAGCTGAACACTGTGGTTTGTTCTGGCTTATATATATCAGGCTCACTAGGTACTCCTTGGTCTTTCATAAACTGTGTTAAGGGATCTTTGTTGTCTCCCCTGACAGTTCTAATATAGTAATCGGAGTGTCTTGCGTGTATCCCAGAGGCACTATCGACAAGTTGCGAGACTGTCCCTGATGGCTTAACACAGGTGA